AAGCCGGGCAGACCATCACTGAGGTATGCACTAGCTCGTGACAGTTCGGGCATTCTTTGACCGGCGCGACCGAGACTGCATCCTCGTCCTTCTCGCGCTTGCGCTTCACCCGTATCTGGTCAATCGGGCCGTGGCGCTCGATGTTTCCGGCGAAGTCGAGTACCAGGGTGTTTTGCTTCTTGCCGTCGCGGCGCAACCCCCGGCCCATGATCTGCACATACAGGCCAACCGACTTGGTGGGGCGCAGCATCACGATGCAATCAATGCTTGGGAAGTCGAACCCGGTCGTAAGCAACATCGCGTTGAACAGAAACCGGATACGCCCGGCCTTGAAGTCACCGATCACCCGGTCGCGTTGAGTCGCAACCATGTCGCCGGAAACGTAGTCAGCCGTCCAGCCTCGGGCGCGGGCAGCGGCCGCGCAGTGTTCGGCGTGCTCGATACCGGCGCAGAACCCGAGAATGTGATTGCGGTCGTGCGCGTACTTCTCGACTTCGTTGAGCGCGCCTTGAATCAGGTGCGCCTTGTCCATTGCCGCCTGCAATTCGTTGGCAACGAACTCCCCGCCGCGGGTATGCACGTCGGATAGGTCGGCCTTGGTCGCGCCGTTCTTTGCCACCAGCGGGCAAAGGTATCCGTCCTTGATTAGCTGGCCGACTTCCGCCTCGTAGGCCACGTCGGTAAAAACGCGATTGTCGCCCTCGGTCAGCAGGCCGGAGTCCATGCGGTAATGCGTGGCCGTCAGCCCGATCACTTTGAGGTACGGGTTGTGATGCTTCAGCCCGTTCAGGAACCGGCCATACATCGTGTCCGAGGTGCGCGGCACGAGGTGCGCTTCATCGACGATGACGAGATCGGTGCCGCCGAACTTCGCGGGCATCTTATGCACCGACTGGATCCCGGCGACTGTGACCTGTTCTTTCCGCTTTTGGCCGACGCCAGCCGACCAGATGCCGATAGGCGCCTCTGGCCAGTAGCGCACGATGGCCGAAGCGTCCTGCTCAATCAGCTCCTTTACATGCGTCAAAACCATAATGCGCGTGGTAGGGTATTCGCAGATCGCTCGTTTGATGAACGCCGCGAGGGTTAGGCTTTTGCCCGCGCCAGTGGGCAGCACCACAAGGGGGTTGCCGTTGTGCTCCTGAAAAAATTTGTAGAGCGCGTCGATGGCTTCGGTTTGATAGGGGCGGAGGGCGACAGTCATGCCGCCGCTTCCTTCACAAAGATGCCCTCCGGCGTGAGATACCCCCGCCGATCCTTGATCTCGTCATAAGCCCCGGCAAGGCACTCCGTCATGCTGATGTTTCGCAGGGCGCAGAAGTTGATGAGGCACACCAGCACATCGCCCACCGCGTCTCGGATCATGGCGTCGTTGTTGCGGGCTTGGCCGGCGGCAAGCTCGCCCATTTCCTCAAAGGCTTTGAGCAGTTGGCTCGTGGGTGTCGCGTTGGGGATGATCTTTCGGTCGCTCGACCACTGAATCACGGCTCGTTCCAGTTCTTCGTATTGCATCTTCGGTTCCTCGATAGTTAAGCGGTAATCGTTCCGTCGAATGTCATTCTCAAAAGCTCAACGTCAGGGTCGCAGATGGCGCGGTGGTCTTTGGCGGCGCATATCTCCGCGCTGGAATACAGCGGGTGCGCGTCGGGGGCGAACGGCACCTTGCCGGTCGTGACCACGAACTCCTTGCCGTTGTCCTTGCGCTGGAATTTGATCCAGCTATCGCCGGCGTCGATGGGGTCGGCGTAGGTGACGAGGTAGGGCAGGGGCAGATGGTCGCCGCAGCCGGTGCGCTGGACGTGAATCGGAATGTCGGCCAGATTCTTCGCGCATGACCAACGCCCGTCGCCCTGGCGCTCGGGGGTGGAATGAACGCAAGTGCGGCAGGACAGGGCCGGCACCTTGTGGCCGTGGCATACCGCGTTATGCGAGCACCACGCGCACAGGAAGAACTTGGGGTCGTCGTTGATGCGCTCGGGCGGCTCTTGCGAGAAGATGATCCACTCGGCCTTTGCTTGCAGGCGCTCGTAATACACCTTGTCGAAGTTGATGCGCTCGGCCCATATCTCGTCGCTGTTCTTATTCACCGAGACATACAGGGCGCGATCCATGCCGCTCTGGCCCATGTACCACTGCATCTGAGCGTAGTGCTGCGGCTTGGCCGCCTCGACGCCCTTCCTGACCAGATCCCGGTAGGACTTTTCCGAATGCGTCTTGAACTCCAGGACGTGCCACTTGCGCCCACCATCCGGCACCATGCGGGCGCACCCATCCATGTGGCCGCGCATATGCCCGCCGTGGTCGGCAAACCCGAATTGCTTGCCGGTGGCCGGATCCACGTCATGCACCTCGACGCCAATGGCGCGAAGGTCGGCCACGAGGCGCGGCTCGGCAAGGTGGCCCGACTGGAACAGGCGATACATACGCCCGTCGAACTGCTCTTTGCTCGCCCACCGGAAGTCATACCAAAGGGCGCGGGCGCATTCCTTGCCGATGATCGAGGCGCCCAAGTAGGTGCGCGCCGGCTCGGCTCCGTATCGCTTTTCGTATGCCTCGTAGATGGCGGTGACAACCGGGCTCTCGGTGAATGCGGAAATGTCAGCCATTAAACTTCTCCGGGTGGAAGTGATCCCGAAGAAACTCGGTGTCCGTCATGCCATGCACTTCCGAAAAAGCGCGCCTTGCCTCGGCGCGCGTAGCCTCGAAGATGCAATCAAGAAGCTCGTTCTGCGCCTCGACCGTATTCACATACGTCGTGGCGTGCGCCAGGCTAAATGACAGGCAGCGAACGAAGTAAGTAAGCTCCTCGGGGGAGTGATTTTCTGACAGGTGTTCGAGCATCTTTGCTACTTCCTTCCCGTAATCCATTCGTTCTTCGCTCCGTGGGTTGTGTGTTGTGTTGGCGGCCGGAATCGAACCGGCGTCGCTCGCCGTTGTGCGGCGATGGCTCTGCCCATTTGAGCTACACCAACAAGGCTGGAAACTGGTGGCAATCAACAGTCTTGTTGGTGCCGTCTTTCCGGCTGTCACCCATTCAGCGCACGTCAGGGTTTGACGCGATCACACCGGGGGAGGGCCGGCGTGCGCTATTTACTCGACGATGTACCAATCCTCTGCCAGCACGTCGGTCTGACTGGCAAGCCACGGCACGCGAGCGCCGGGGGTGTTGGCCGCGTTGTCCGGGTACGACATGAAGATGTACGGCAGCGTCATCTTGCTGTTTGCGTCGGGCCGCTGAAGCTCAAGCCACAGCCCTTTGCCGTTCCATCCTGCCCGCGCCACCTTCAGCCCTTTCTTCAGGGCATCGACGGCAAGGCCGAACGACATGGCGTCACAGGGTCGATAGGCGTCCTCAAACGCTTCCTTGGGCGACCACGACTCATACCCATCGGCGTACCGCACAACGTAGCCATCTCGGCCAGTTTCGCTATGCGCTTCCGGTGCGGCTTGCACGATCTTTGTGCCGATGTGCTTCCTCATTCCGCACCCGCCTCAACAACTTCAGCCTGCGCAGCTTCGGCCTTGGCCTTTTCCTCGGCTTCCTTCAGCGCATTCAGGGCCACGCTGCGAAAGGCGACCACGAATTGCTCGACTTGCTCGAACGGCAGCTTGGCGAGCGCCGACACAATGAGATTCACTTGGTCGAGGTTCAGGGTGTAGTGGATAGGTACTTGATTGGGATTCATGTATTGCCCTTCGTTTCGTTAAGGTAAAAACTTTTTGCTTATGCCGACGCCTTAATCCGGTAGCCTTCCAGCTCCCACAGCTTGTCGATTGCGTTGGCCCTGGCGATCTCCCGGCCAACAACCTCGTCGAAGTCCTCGGGACGAATGCAGGCGGAAAAGCCAGCGGCAGCAAACCCGTTCTTGAGCGTCAGGCAGCACACCGTCATGGTCGTACCTTCAAAGACGTGGTACTGCTCCGACGCAACGAGCGATTCAAGATGTTCAACGGTCAGCTTCATGTCAGTTATTCGCCCAAGGTGGGACAACGGGCGCGGCCGGTGCTTTCTGTGCCACGGCAGCAGGCGCGAAGCCGGTGGAGGCGCCGGAGGCCGACTCGTACTTCTTGATGACGTTGTTCTCGCGGTTGCGGTCGTCGATCTCCACGCCCACGGTAATCAGCAGCGGCTTGTTGTGAAGCTCGGCGGAGTCGTTGGGCTTGATGACATTCACGGCGCGGCAGATGGCGGCCAGTTCGCGCTGGGCAATGTCCATCGCGGTTTGGTTCGCGTTCTTGAGATTCAAACGCGCCCACAGCTTGCGGCCCTTCTGCGCGC